GCATCGTAATGCGCATGCGCGCACGACACACCGCCATCCGAGGACGCGGTGTTGCTGCCACGATAAACCACACGGCTAAGTGAGCCTGAATACCAGTATTTGTCACAATAGTAAGTGGTCTCACTACCAGTCAATGTTCCGACTGGTATGATGTCCATATACTTGCCATGGGCTACGGCGGTGGTGAACTGGTCTGAACCTGTCTTCGCCTTAACTTTGCGCGTCGTGCCGTCTGGCATTACAATATACCATTTGGCATCTACTGTACCTTCATTGACTGACACATTGTCCATCATATCGTTCTTGTGGCCGTAGATGTCCTCGTAGCCCAGGCAGTTCACGTTGTTTATCTGCACATAGGAGCCGTTTTCCTCATACCACGCATAGGTGGTCTTGTTGTTCGGGTTGACGGTATCCTTCATGCCCAACATTGCCGTGCCGCCTGTCTTGCGGGCATTGGTGTCCTGACCGTGACCGCACTGCGCCTGGCTGTTGCGTCTGCCATACTTGGCAAAGAACAGGTTGGCTATATCTCGGTGCATATCATAGTCTATCTGCTGCATTCCGCGTGCCTGGCTGTAATAATGGAAGTCCGTCCAGTTCATACTTGCGGCGGTCGAACCTCCCGTGATACAACTGCGGAGCTTTGTGCCTACGATAGAACTACCGAACACTGCGGTGAAGCACTCTTCGTGCTCTACCCAATCAGGCTCCATGTCTTCAATCCTGTCACTGTTAGACAGCACAACCTTGTCGAACTCAGCGGTTCGATAAACAGTGAAGTGCAATTCTGTGGCTCCTGCTGGCACATCATATATGAGATACATTCCGTTCTCAAACTTAACCGACAACGATGATACGACCACATTGTCGAGGACATTACCCTCCGAGTCCGTAAAGATTGAACCCATAAGGTTTGTACCGACCACTGACGGGAAGCGGACACGCTTGAAGCCTGACACCTCCACACGGCACACGGCATAATTGCTGTCGGTTGCATAGGAGTTGGCAAGCGTTCCTTTGCCTGTCATTATCTTGTACTTGTCCTTATAGTCGCCCGCATCGGTTATATCCTGGAGTGTCAGAACTGTCGCCTCGGGAACATCGGGCATCGCCTTGTTGGTACTGTAGCAACTGTAGTTCTTGCCGTTCAGATAGTCATTGATACCCTTGAACCAGTAATGGGGCTCAAACATCATCACATCGCCCTCGCTACCGTCAAGCATTGCAGGGGTACAGTTGGTTATCTTCTCTGCGTCTGCATAATAGTTCGAGTTCTCATCGTGCAATGGGAAGTAGGTCATCACGCCGTCCTTGTTGTTCGCCGTAGTCTCAACCCCTGCAATGGTTATATTGCGTGTGGTCGGTTTGGTGGTAACTTTGGCAAGGCAACGGAAACGCTGCTTCAGGATGGCTTTGATATGACCGCTCGGCACATAGTCATTGCCATAGGCACAGCCAGTATGGTTGTCGGGGTTGCTCACATTGTCATCTGCAGATACATTCTCATCGCGTTCGATCATCGTGTACTGCGGTTGCATAATGTTCAACTCTGGATAACGTGCCTTGTACTCGGCATACACCTCGTCATCAAGATAGGCGGTGAGCTGGTATGAGCCGACAAGGGCACAGGTATCCACGGCATTGCCGTTCGCATCGATACCGCCCAAATGCTTGTATCTCGCAAGGAAACTCTCATCGCCAGTCATATTGACGCCTGTAATACGGACACGCTTCACATTGGCACAACGGGCAAGGATATTCTCCCAATCCAGGTTCGGGCACTCGGCAAAGCGGAAGGTCTCTATAGCATCATAGCCTTCCACAAGCAGACCGTTGTTGTCGAGCTTCGGGAGATACTCCAAGCGCAGTGATGTTAGGGTATATGGCAGTATCGCTTCGCGAATTGGAGCACCCTCTGCAAACACAACGCTCTGGGCTTCGGTTCCGCCTGCATTCATCACCTCGAGGCGTGTCTGGTTGGAGAAGTTCAACTCCGAAGAGGAAAGCGTGCCTGTCCTGGCATTCTTCTGACCGTTCAGATTTACCTCACGAAGTTGTCGGCACTGGTCAAGGACAGCACACCAACCCGATGCACCGCCACCTGTCGTACTCAAGTCCAGATATTGGAGATTGGTACACTTGTTCAGGTTCACGTCACCCGTCAGATTATCTGCCACGCCACGCATATCAAGCCTCTTGGCTCGGCTGGCCCCATAAACTCGTATCGGGTCATTGACTGTGAACGCATCGCTGAAGGTAAGCGTCACCTCCTCACCCTTCTCCGCCCTTTGGGACGGCTGTATCGATGGGGAGTTGTTGGTACCATAGCCGAAGTAATACACCTCGTTGGCGGTCACCACTATCGTATTGGGTGCCTCCGTTGCAGTACGGGCAAGGTACATGTCGATGTTGTCCGAACGGTAACTGCCCGTTTCGTATTTAGCATCGAGCAGGGCATATCGGTTGCGTATGGTATGAATACGATGATGCTTACGGCTGCCGTGCAAAGCGTATATATGCGGATACTTGGTCAGCGTTCCCTTCACATCAACGCCCTCAAGCATCGGCTTGATATACTTCCATTCGCCCGACTTGTTGTACTGGCGTGCCGACCAGTTGCCCATCTGCTCCTCATTCAGCACCTGAAGCACTCGCTCGGGGGTCATAACCTCACGCAAAGCTGCTGCATCAGACTTCAGTTCCGCTTCAAAGTTGGCAAGGATAAGACACCAGAACATACTTGCATAACCTTCAAATGCGTACTTGCTCTTTTCTGCGTCCCAGGTCTCACGGTCCACATCGTACTTGTAAGCAAGGAAGCAGTCGTTTCTCACAAGGTAGGCGGTATCGCCGTCATAGAACAAGATATACCACACCTCACCGTCAAAGGTTATCCACATCATATTCTTCACACGCTGGTCGAAACAGGTGTTGTAGTCTGTGAATACATAGAAGGTACGCATCCAGCGCGTGTTGAAATACATCGAAGCCTCGTTCTTGAACTTCTCGCTCTTGAACGATGATATATCCTTGAAGTTTACGGTATCCGCATCGGCTGGCACACAATCACGCACCCAACGCCACAGACGCAGAATCGCTTCCTTCTGATAACTGTTAGCCTCTTTCTCGTCCTTAGCGGTGTTGGGGTTAGACCACACGGTATCCTTCGGATAATTGAACTCCAGGGCGTTCTCAAACTCCCTGTCAAACTGCGACTCTATATCTTCATCAACCTGGAACAGACCCAGCTTCTGGGAGTTGTTCAGGAACTCAAGGCTGATAACCTTGCTCTCATCGATACCAGCAACACCTTCAAAACCGACTACGGGAGCCCAGCCTGACTTGTCGTTGTTGAAGTTATACTGTCCATGATAAGTCGGTTTCTCATCGATGGACTCTGCCGAGAACATATCGCACGGCCAACCGTTGATAGCGGTGCGGATAGTGTTGTCTATCTCCTGGGCAGGGGTAAACAAGCCTATTTCCTTGAAGCAGTCATTGAACAACTTGGCAAGACCTGTATTATGCGTCATTGAACTATCCGAAAAATCACACTTCGGGTTGGCAACTTTGACAGCAGGGTCACCAGGGACAACAGACATCTTCAAAGAGTCCTGCTTAACGCCGTTAATCCAAAGCTCAGGCTCAACCCCCTTGGCGAAGTAGATACGGTAGTTCTTTCGGGCATATTTGGTTGAAGAAGTTCCCTGAATGCGGACATATACATTCTTCAGGATAATTTCACCACCCCAAGGCGGATATATATACACATCGGCAAGGAAGTTGGTGTCCTTGTTGTTCTCGGCATTTATCTCATCAAGACCGCCCTTGCGGACTATCAAGATAACACCCTTACCCTTCTTGCGGATCTTCTCAATATCGATACCGAGACCTTCATCATCCAGCACGTCATTCTTGTCTGCAAGGTCTGCCATCTCCTCCGCCGTAGGACGGTCTACAATGTAGTTGCCCAACTCATCATCATCAGAAATGGCTTCATTGTATATACGCACAATGCGGACCTCAACATCGGCAAAACGGCTGTCAATGGTAATACCCTGCGGAGTATCCTGAAGGAAGTTGTCGGCTTCGGCATATATATCAGCCTTGCTTCGTTCTCCGTCAATAAACAACTCCATCAACCTACCATCAGCACGTTTGCCAACGACAAATGCCACCTTCAGCCACTCCTCCGAAGCAAACTCCATACCTACACCAACATTGGTGACAACCTCGTTGCCGTCCTCATCGGTCACGGTCTTTGTCGAGCCTGTGTACATCGAGGCTTTCTCCGCAGTAATCTGGAATCCCTTTGGTCCAGACATACAGGTAACGACATCGCCCTCGCGGTCAACCACATTGGAAACCTTGAACTCAAGTTCGATGGAGCATCCCGTAGAGGCGGCATCCGTTGCGAATGGCTTGTAATCGATATGCGCCTTTGCACCGTTACGCAAGATGAGCGACTCCCCAGTCCAACCGCTCGACTTCCAGTCTACACCTTCGAAGGTCGTTTGAACACCGTTAGAACTCCATACTGCGGGGTTCTCCTCATCATTGCTGCGACCTGCAGCATTCAGCTTCAGAACCATTCCGTAAGTGGTCTCACCGATATTCACGCTGCTCTCCGTCACATTGATATGGAACTGGTATTCCGTTTCCCCGCACTTGAACATCATCTCGTTTGTGCCCTGGGTAGTGAAGCGGTTCTTGTATGTCTGGCTGGTGCGTGCCACGCTAACGGTGGCACTCTTTACATCACCGTTGTACACATCCATCTTGGCTGGGGTGATGTTCGGATCATAGGCTACATACTCAAAGGAGAGCTGTGCATACTGCCCAACCTCAAGTGTCGGGGTCAGGTGTGTGTCCGTAAAAATACGACCATCGGCAAAACGGAGCTTCGTACCGATGAGCGGAACGTCCGCACCGCTCTTGAAAATGTCTATGTAGATACTTTCACTCTTCAGGACAAGACCAGTAACCGCTTCCATCTCCGCCACCATCTGGATTGTATGTCGACCAAATGACAACCCCGTCATCGATATGCCGAAACTGCCATTGGTGGTACCGCTTCGTGTTACGGTGGCAGTATCGTATTGCGCTCCGTCAAGGTATATGGATATGACCTTTGTTCCTGAGCCACTGACTGCATAGGGGATATTCACGGTATCATAAACCCCATAGCCACCGTTCGCTATGGAATTGGCAAGGTTATAGGAACTTGTCAGGGAGAGGGCAACAACTTTCACCGACACATAACTCTGCTTGGTCTGTGTCTTACCCGTTCCAGGATCTATTGTGGTGGCACGGACATAAATATCTGTGGTACCCACCTGCAGGTATTTGGAGAGGTCAAGCGTATAAGTACCTTTGCTCACATCCTGAATGGTATTGCTGTATATGGTCGATGAACCATACTTCATCGACACCTCTATGGTAGCCTTCTGTCCTGTAGTAACGCCCTTGTCATCTCCACTGCTGTACTGGTGATCGTATGTATAGGTGAGCTTTGACGAACCGCCCTGTTTGATAACGGTATTGTCAACAGCTGCATTCAAAAGTATCTTTGTGGTACTGGCATCGCCACTACCTCCGCCGCCACTGCCCGCAGGAATATCTACTGCGGCAATCTCCGCACCGCTCTTGTTGGTAAGGGCAAGGCGGACACTGCTCTCGTCATCGCTGACCTCGGCGCTCATGCCGAACACCGTATTGGCTTCAATCTCGTTCAACTTACCTGTTACGGCAGAGTTCTGCACGGGGTTGGTGCTGTTCGCATCGAGCGTCTCATCGACCTCCACCTCGTTGATGGTGATGTTGACATTGCCCGTTGCGTCTGGATTCTGAACCGACCCATTTACGGTGACTGTCTTTATGGTACCAGCACCTCCGAAATCCTCCCAGCTTGCTTCCGCATCCCAACTGTCAATGTCGGTACCGACAAACTGCTTGGTCTCCCACTTGCCCTGTGATACCTCATAGGTTATGGTACGGCCCTTGGCACGCATCTTCTCCTCCACGGCTATAATGGCGGTGGCAAGGGTGTAGAATCCGTTCGCAAGCGGATATGCCTCGGTGACATTGATTATGTTACCGCCACCGCTGCCGCTGAACTCGACAAGGTCATTATCCTCATCACTCCAAACATACATCATTGCACCACAGATATATATTTTGTTTTTGAGGACTTCACTTCTTGTTGAGTTCATGTACATATCCAATATAAGAACACCATCAACCATGGCATTATTAAAGTATCTTCCACCCAATGCGTATGCAAAGACTTTTGCACTACGAACGTAAACTATACGTCCGCCACTCACAATACTGCTGGAATGTTCAACAGTTGCATTATCGATAATGGAATCAAAACGGGCTGTTGCCCCTTTCAGGGCAGCCAATGCCGTTGACTCGTGGACCGCTACGACCTGGGATGCCTCTTCTGTTGCTAAGCGGGCATCATTTATCGCCCGTTCTGCCTCGAGGGCTGCCTGCCCTGCATTATCCGCCGCCTCATTTGCTGATTGCGCTGCCGTCTCGGCTGTGGTTGCCGCCGTAGTCGCTTTTGTCGCTGCCGCATTAGCCGTTTTTGCAGCATCTTCAGCTGGTTTGCGCAACAAGGACACAGGCGCACTTACAACCTCCTCGCCACGCATTGCGGGAAGACTGTTTATGCCGTCCAGGCTATCCACAACGGGAAGCTCGTCAACACTCTGCGATTCCGCCTTGATGGCGTTAATCAATTCCTGTTTTTCTGCATTCGTAAGTGCCATAACTATTCGTTTTTAGATTGATTATTCAATTGCTCCATCAAGCCATCTATGAAGTTGGGAGCACATAACTTCTCGGCTACCTCTCTGATGAGTTTTACTTCGTCCGGGGAATATTCCGTTTCTCCCTCACTTTGATATATCTTCATAGCGAGTGCCTTTGCCCGGATTCCGTTCACATTCAAATAAATAATATCGGCGAAGCTCTCTCTGGCATCACCTGTCTGTCGGTTCTTGCGACTTACCCCTGTAGGTACACTGAATTGTTGAAAATTGAGTTTGACCATATTGTTAATGATTATATTGATATTCGTAATATTCACCCTGAAACTCATAAGAAAGATACTGGCAACTATTACTTATAAGCACCCATTGCAATCCATAAGAAACGACAGCACCTGTTTCTTCATCACGCAGAGCATTATTCAATAGTATTAGTTCAACAGTTCCACTATCTATAATGATGTTATCTGCACACCATACATCCCATCGTTCATATATTGAGTCGTATTTTTGTCTAAACAATCCACTTACAATACGACTACCATCTTCCGTTCTTATAATTGTTGGGGGAGTTGCTGTTCTTGTTTTTATGAAGTGCGAATCTAATATAAGAACCCTTGCCCCTTCATACTCTTCAGAAACAGGAAGAACGACCTCTCTGAATGTTGCATCAACAAATAGATTCGTTCGTAACTTAAACACACCTGGAGCTATCTCTTCTGCATCACTGCTGTCTATTGGCTTGAAAACGGAATACATATATCCTTTAAGTTTTGCATTGTTTGTCTCAATGCTTCCGTCCTCTAATATCTTGAAATTTCCATTGGCTGTAACAAGTCCCTCCAACTGGATATTACTTGCCGTTAACTTGATAGTGCTGCCTATCTTGTTGCCTTCCTCATCGGTTTCGTCCACACTCACACCAATCAATGCCACATTACCGTCTGCATCCTGTGCATAAAGTCCTGCACCTTCAGGCTTAATAAACAACCCAGTCTCTTTTAAGGCATTTTCGTCCTTGTCAAAAACAGCCGCAGAAATCTTAACCAGCCGCTCAGACTGCTCAAGCAGGGTCTTGTACTGATAGGTGAATGCTTCCACCTTGTCGGTACTCAACACGAGCATATAAAGGTAAATGTCACCCGTGAACGACAGTTTGAAGTCACCTGTTCCATTCCAAAGGCCGCTGCAGGTGTACTGCTTATACACTCCATCGGTTGATTGGAGCTGCTCCTCGATATTCAGGGAGTCAAACTCCACGAAGCCCGTTTTATCCACATTCTCAAACGCGACCATGAGTGTGCCTGGTTCTGCACATCGATAGAAGAAGGACAGGTACACAGGCAAGGCAGTCTTTAATCCATCAGAGGTAACACCCATTTCTGGTATCACACGAAGATTGTCATACTTCTGGAGGATGTACTTGTTGCGGATACGGACCACAACACGCCCGTTGTCCGTGGTAACGCTTGCGCTGTTCCCCTTCTTTGACAGGACATTCTTGTTCGCCCATATCCACTTGTTGCCGACAAGGAAGAAGACCGTCTCGTTCTCTGTGGTCCACTTATCCATACCGTCAGCGAATGCGGCATTGTTCAGATATCCGTTCTCACCGAGGAAGTCCTGGCGTATGCCCGTTACAGCCGCTTCAATCTTTCCCTCGGTTATCTCGAACATCGTCTCCACATCCATATTGCGGTTGGCAAGAATGAATGTACCACGCAAGAACGCATTGTCGCTATATAAACCATCCCCTGCTGGGGGTCTGTTTGCTGGGAATGAAGAATCACTGATACCGTCAAGGTTTCCGAACCTGGCACGAAGGCAACCTTCAAAGCTCTTTGAGTTGACCCCATTCATCACATCGATACGGGGCTGACCGTCTTCAGTGGCGGATATGAGAACAAGGTTCTGGCGTGCCGTATTCTCGCTGTTACCCATCAGTACACATTCGTCACCAACCTCTGGGGGTGTCCCTGCAAACTCATCAATCAGTACCAGGATGGAGTTATCCTGCACATCTGCGACCTCTACCCAATAGCCCTTTGTAGTTCCATTGGCGAACACCTGGCAGCGTACAAGGTCGTGAATCTGGAACTGGTTGTCCTGTTCAAAGATTATGCGATAATAACCTTCTAATTCTTCCACCTCCTTAATCTTGCCATTTGCCGCCGACACCACTATCTGACCGCCAACACTACGGATACGCTCAATAAGCAGTTCAAGAATAACCATTGTCTGCCTGACCGTCAGCTTGTCAAGTGTAAGGTGTATCAGCCCGTTCGCGTCTTGCCACAAACGGTATCCGCTCCCAAGCAAGCCGTCCACGAACTGCCCAGATCCGCGCAATGTATCAGTAATGACCTCCTTGTGCTGTACGCTATCTGTTTTGCGGACGGGCTGGTCGAGGTAGTCATCGAACTGCCGATTGTCCCACATATCGGCATTGTCTGCCTCCTCAGCTTTATCAGCCTCTTTAGCATGTCCAGCTTCATCAGCATACCCTGCTTTCACTTTATCCGTACAGGTGCTATACTCTGTCCCGTCTTCAGTTTCACGCAATTGGTCTAAATAGAGATAGCTTTCTTCATCAGCGGAAATCCTATCCAACAGACTTTTGTTGGCGTGGGTATGCCCATCTGCATTCCCCGCAACAGGGGACGATGTTACATTGACCACCGTACTGCCGCCACCCACAATAGCCGTTCCGCCCAGTTTACGCAAACGCTCGCTTCGTGGGCGGCTGCCTCGTTTGTTTACGTTTAAGGTATATTTCTTTGCCATAAGCTTTATGCTTTATCGTATTCATCTGGACGCAGTTCTATAAAACTCCCTTCCATCGTATCATCTTGAACATTCTCTACAGTTCCCGTCATCATGAGCAAGGTCCCGTTTGGTAAACTCCCTTCTGTATAGGTACACACCCCATCCCCATTCATCTCTGCCGTTCCGTCCAATCTGGTTTTGCGTGATGCGAACTGGCTATAAAGAGTTCCGATAAGAAGTTGCTCTACTTGGGCTGTTCGACCAGCTCGTTTCAATGCCGTTATCTGTTCATGGCTGGTTGAATCGAAATAAGCACCTCGTGCAGTTGGGACACCATCCACAGATGTGCCGCAAATAGTCTCCAATTCGATATCCTCCTTGGCTTCCTCGTTGAGCATAGCAGAATATTCCACATCATCTGTATCAATCTCCATACTCCATTGGTCGTTGTTCTGAATGGATATTTCTGGCAATTCCATTAGAACCCATGAGATATGTTGCGACACATTGTTCTCATTCTTTGAAGCGGTATCTGTTAGGTTGTGTTTTTCGTTTCGGACAACCCAGGGACCTTTACGCACCTCTATCCACAATTTACCACCAACCCCACCATAATTGGGGTAAGGTATGTATTGACCGTCCTCGGCATTTGATAATGCTGTTGTCATATTCTTTTCATGTGGATTTATGGCTGGGCGGTTCTTCTTCCAGCCTGTTACACCGCTGGTATCTCTACGATCTCCTTTATCATACCAGCACAGATAGCCAAACTCTATAGGTGCTGCATCCTTTGACTGAGTAAACTTGACCCAAGTGCCCATTGTTTCATCAAAGGATTTTACAGGTGAATTATAACTTCTCTCTACAACGGATTTGTTTACCCACACATAGACATCTGAACTTCCCGATGGTTGAAACTTAACCGTAACAGGAACATATATGAAGTTACCATACTTCTTAAATGTATTAAACCAGTCCTTGTTTTTTAATCCACTATCAAGGTTTGTCGCATCTTCGAATGGGTTATACCTGGGGTCCATCAGCATATTGATGCTGACACACACACGCAATTTGCTCGGGTCTGAAACAGGAGGGAGAGAGATCGGATTACTCGTAAAAAGTTTTCCACCAGCTTGAATTTCGCTTTTACCCCCATTCAATGTTGCACCATGGTAGTATGTTGTGGTTGAAGCAGACCAGTTGCTACCTGAGCCTATTTTATAGCCATAAATGGAAATCCAACGGATAGCAATACCTTCACTTTCCGAACCGTCTTCCATTGGGACTATCTTGTAGAAGCGTAAGCTCGCATCATTCAGTTGTACCCCTTTACCTTCAGTATGGGTAAGCAAGGCAAAACCGACATCTGTGTAGTCCCACCAGTCATCCATATCCGTAGAATAATGGAAACTGAAAAGTTTCACTCCGTCACTTAATGTCACACCGACCCCATTCTGAAGGGCTTGTTTTGCCTTTGACGCATCTACAAAGGAATTCTTCACCCAACACTCCTTGGTACTCAAGACTCCGCTTTGCGCATAAGTACTCCATGTGATTTTCGCGTCATTGAATACCTTATCAACACCCATAGTCTGGTCATCAGACATCCAGCGCAGTGCTTTACGAACACCATTCTGATATAATCCGTTCAGATCATACACCCATATCTTGCCACATCGTTGAACCATACGCAAGGCAAGCGGTTGCAGTATCCCCTCAATGACTTTATACAATGACAGGGCTTCTCCGTCTTCGTCATAGAAATTATCGGAACGAACCATCAAATCCGACAGATTCAATGGGGTTGTCATCCCAACCTTGCAGGTACTTATCATAGTGGTATCCAGTTCAAGGTAATTGATATTACATCTTGCAAGTGATACCTGAATCAGATTCTGCATGGTCTGCATATCTGCAAGGTCATAACGCAAACGGTCGAGAGCACCGAAATCGGAGAAGGTCAGCGACACCTCATAGTCAGCCATCTGGGAATAGGGCTCCTCATAAAATTCTGGGTCAAGGCAACCGCTCCAATACAAGGACCCATTACGATATACATCCATACGCAATGCTGTCGGATCTTCAGTATATAATCCAGCATAGGTCCTGTCACCAGGGCTAATCAGTGTAAGTGTTGCTGTACTACCACACAGCGGGACCTCTTTGCTTTCGTCATCCCACTCAAACAATAAGGGCTCCCCGCCTGCAAATTGTAACATTCCAACCTTGCTTGTACTGCTTGAGTCCCTGCTGAGGATCTGAACCTCCCAATGGACATTCTCCCGAGAATAAAACTCTCCTTTATATATCAAGTTCATGGTTATGTTCTTTTATGACGTTTGTTTTCTCTTACCAGCAAACCCTCGAGTCTTCTTCCTCGTAGCTTAAAATCTACACTACCACTGAGATTCTCCCCGCCTTCACTGATTATTGACCTTAGTTTGTCTAATGGGGCTATTACCTCTGGATTTCGCGAAGCTCCTGCATACTCACCCATCAATGCCAATGTCGGTCCGTAAACAAGACCACCGTTTGCAAATGGGGTCACTGCTACCGAAGCTACAAGTCCCTGCATCATCGCAATGAATCCTGCAGCAATACCAGCACCCGCAAATGGTATGTAAGCATGGGCTGCCATAAATGCTGAAGCAGCCAACTCTCTATATGCCATTGCTTGTGTTTTTATAGCAGCCGTAGCTACAGCTGCCGCTGCAACCTCTTGGGGAGCGGCTGCAACCTTAGCAGTAGTAGCGGTAGTGGCAGCAACCCCACTTGCCGTCGTTACTGCCGTTGAAGTTGTTGTTACCGCCGTCAATGCTTGGATTATCTGTATGATGGAATTGACTCCTTGATATATCTGTATGGCAGAATCAACAATCCCACATATTTTATCCCACGCGTTACCATTACCCTTCAATGTGTCTGTCAGTCCTTGAATACCGCCACCGACACTTTTCACACTTCCCCAAGCATTACCAAAAGTGACAGAACTTTTCCGAAGGACCTTTTCATAGTTGCTGTAACTATCTATCAGCTTCTGGACTTCCTGACGTTGTGAGGCATCCAACGGGTTTTCCGTATCGGCAAGCATCTTCTGGAGACTTCGGATTTTATTCTTCACCCCATCCAAGCCTATCAGTTCCAACTCCATTTCAAGCTTTGCACCTGATAGTCCCTGAAGTTTATCTACCTCACCCTGCATGGACGGGATATCAGTCAGGCTCTTCAACGCATCTCGTTTTGCCTCCAGTGCCTGGATTGTTTTCTGTATGTTCACAATCTCGGTGGCGGTGGCATTCTTCTGCTGGTTACTGTAATAGGTTATGGCATTGTCAAGCTCCGATATGGTATCAAGAGTTGATATGTCTCCTGGGGCATTCATCGCCGCCAATGTCGCATCCCATTCGCCACGCAAACGCTTCAATTCATTTATCCTTTTCTGTATCTCTGTGCGCTCTGTTGCAGTGGCACGCTTCAGCTTCGCCTCATAGTAAGAAAGTTCTGCGTTCAACTGCTCATAAGTCTCTATCTGTTCAATACCAACCTCTGTGTGCGCACAATCTTCCAATGCCGTTCTAAGGGCATTCAAACGCGCTATTTCGGCATCGATGCCAGCAAGATTTTCTGCAGTGGCGGTAGCACGCAGCGACTGTTGGTACTCCAGTTCCGCATCAATAGCCTGGAGGGTGTTCAATTCCTCGGGGCGGTTGGCTGCCGCCCATTGCTGCTCGATAACAGTCTGGGCATCCTTGTATGCCTTGATCTTCTTATGGAGTAAGGCTATGGTTTCCGTCTCTGTGGGCTTGGTTTCCTGAAGCTTCTTCTCATAGTAAGAGACAGCATCTGCAAGTTCCTTGTATGTTGTCGGATTGGCTACAGGCTTTTGCTCTGCCGTAGTCTTTCCTGTTTTGCCCTTACCTGATCCTGTAGCATTGAAATCAATCTTGACCTCCTTGTTCTTCTTCTTGGCTTCGGTATTGGCTTCTATTGATTTGGTCTGCTTGTCCAAGGTCGTTGCCGCTTCTTTTGCCGATGCGTCATCCTTGATACCGAAGAACTTCTTCACCCATTCCCAGGCTTTTTTTATGACGGCACTTGCCTTCTCGAAGGCTGCCACAAGGAAATCCCATACGGCAGAAGCCACTTCCTTGACTGCTCCCCAGACCTTGTCACAGATATTGCGGAACCCTTCAAAATTATTGTAGGCATAGATGACTCCTGCCACCAACGCTCCGATGGCGGCGATGACAAGCCCGATGGGGTTTGCCGTGAGTACCAGGTTCAACACCTTTTGAACACCTGTCCATACGGCAGTGGCAGCAGAGGCTGCTTTTGTCGCCACATTCTGGAGGATGGTGCTGCCAGTCAATTTTACCACAACCTGGTTCAGTGTTGTCATTCCCGAATAGGCACTCTTCATCATCGTACCCATCAGGGCTATGGCATCGGCATTCTCCATTGCAAGGGCAGTGTACGGTGCCATAGAACCGAGCATCTCCGTAAAGCCTATCTTGATATTGTCCACCGATGCACGGAGTTCCTGCATACGCTGGGCAGTGGTTGCCGTTCTAACCGCTGCCTGTTCCTCGGCAACGGCGGTACCCGTAAGCTGGGCAGTCATTTCATCCACTGCTGAAGCGTTTTGGATAAGGAACTGCGCTGCAGCAATGTTTTCCATACCGAAGACCTTTGACAGATAGGTCGCATCGGAAAGTTTGGGCTTCAGTGCCTCCAGGGCTGTGCCCAACGAGGTTTCGCCCAAGTCTATTCCCAACTCGGTGTTCAGCTTCAGAATTATATTGCGTAAAGCGGTACCCGCCTCGCTTCCCTTGAGGTTTGCTTGTGAGAGGATTTCCAAAGCACCTGCAGTGGATTCCACATCCAAGCCCATAGCGGAAGCGGCAGCACCCACCACTTTGAATGACTGCGTGAGGTCTTCAATCTCTGCAGCACCGTATTTTGATCCAGCTGCAAGAACATTGATAACTCGGTCCGCTGCTTCAGCCCCGAGACCGAACTGGTTGATTGTTCCCGCAAGAGCGTTTGCCGCTCCATCAAGGCTCATACCCGAGGCGTGCGCCAGCGTGATGGACTTCTCCTCGAGCTTATTCAAGCCGTCAATGCCGATTTTCGATATTTCAATTTGAGAGGCAAGCAAAGAATAGGCACGGGCTGCGGCATCAGCACCCAAGCCCGACTCCTTACCGAAACGGCGGCTGTTGGCCTCAAGTCCCTCCAGTTCCTCACCCACAATACCCGTAATGGAGCTCAAATCTGCCATTGACTGTCCGAAACTCATACCTGTTTCGGTTGCGCTGGCGAACTGTGCCCCGAGCCGTTCCGCTACCTGCAGCATAGCGTTGAAGTTCGGCATCTCGAGCTTACCAAGAGCAGACTGGAACTGCTGCATCTTCGTCTGCGTCTTGTCAACATCGGTCTGAAGGTCATTGAACGCACCAGTGATCTTCTTCACCATTGCGGAGACCTTATCCTTCAACTCAACTATAAATGACACTGATTTCATATCGCTCTGTTTATTTGTTACGGCTAACGCAAACCAAATCTGCGTTTTGCCTTTTCATATCTGGCATTGACCTCCTCGCGTGTTTCCTCACGCCTTTCGGTCTTTACCTCCTGCTTCTCCCATGGGAACTCCATAATATCTGTAGGGCGGAGTTTCTTCTTGCTGTAAGGCTGGAGGGAACACAGGCACGACATCCTCACACGCTCCCACTCGCCACGCTCAAGGCGTTCCCGTCCTCCGTTCCAGGCATCAAAGGTCGCCTTGAACTCAGAAGGGGTGCATCGTTCAAAGTCTTGCATACTCATTCCGATACACCCCAACGCTATTCCCATAAGTGCTTCTATGCCTCCTGACTCTACTTCATCGGAGTGTCCGCTGTTTTTTTTTTGAGTCTCCTGAACATCACCGAAGAACTCCGTGAAGTCCTCAGGCTCGAGCATATCGACAAACCTGTCAAATGCGATGTCAAATTCGACCCCGTCAGCATTACAAGCACTCTTCACGCAACACCAGACGAACATCAACATAAGGTCAACATCTGCCTGGTTCACTTCGCGGATGTCCTTGCCACTCTCACGCTTGAAGCGCACCATCGCACCCATTGTCACTCGGCAAGGGTACTCCTGTCCCTTAATCTTAATCTTCTTCATAAGTTACGCATTAAGGTTATGACTGGGTGGTTGTAGCAGTCTCGCTCAAGCCGTTGCTGCCGTCCACCTTCTTGACCTCGCCCGAGTTATCCAGCTGGACGGTGTACTTGGAGTCATCGCCAGCCGGACCATCAAGATCCAGAGAGGTGATGAGATACTTGCCAGCGTAACCGCCAGTGGTCTTGCCAGTACGCTTGTCACCATCACGCAGAGAATATGCCGCATCTACGGGATCACCCTTCAGCATCATCTCCTTCAACTGGTCGTAGGTCGGAGTTTCGGCGTCGCCGTCGGTAAGCACACAGCCGTCAGCGGATATGCTCTCGCTGAAGCTCTTTACATACTTCTCCTTCCATTTGCCAGAGGAAGCCTCTTTTGTAATACGCTCACCAGTCTCAACCGATGTGCTGACCTTACAGCCAGTGCTGAAACCGAGAGCCTTGCCACCGACACTAAGGATAAGGTCGGTACCGTCCAATACGCTTTTTGCTACTTCGCTCATATCTTTTTGAATTTGAGTTTTACAATGATTGTTAGTAATATGCCGATGACTACACCGACAAGAAATGATATTAACGCCGTTTTAACAGGATTCGAACGCTGTTCCTTCTCCTCCTGAACAAGGCTCTGCAGACCTTCGTATGCCTCCTTGTAGGTCATGGCCATCGTCTCATAATATTCGCATTGCCTTTTCAGACTGTCGCAAATGGCATAGACGATAATTGTGTCCCGCTTGTATTGCACTACGGCATTGGCCTGACCGCTCTTGGCACGGTACTCTGCCTTATGGGGAAGCTTACGGAGGCTGTCTATCGGTATCTCCAGCATCACCTGTGACTGCGGTACCGTCACCGTCTCGATCTTCCTCACTTCGTATCGTAGGCTGTCCTCGGATTCCTGCACCTCGTTCGATACGCTCTGGGAGTTCACCTTTCGGGAGGTCGCGCAACCTGTAAAGGACAGGGCAATCATCAGAATGCTTACAACTGTTAGCATCACCGATAGCCTTGCGGAGCCTTGCCATTTCACGCTTGGTAGCACCGAACTCCTTTTTGGTCTCCCGTAACTCTTCTCGTGTCTCATGCAATTCCTTTTTAAGCGGTTCTACAATGTTTTCTATCAAAATACGGGTGGCGTGTTCAGCGTTGTCAATACGCACTGACTCAGCTTCAGCCTTTGCCCTCTCCGCTTCAGCCTTCGCCTGTTCCGCCTTGGCATTCGCCTCGCGGACCGTCGCCTTGAGCGTCAACACACCGATAAGAAGTGCCAACACCCCGCCGCCCAGTATGTAATTGAGTATTTCGCTGAACTCCATATCCACTCGTTTTATTGGTTAATCCCTATGGTCTTCAACCAAGCCTGTACATCAAAGCTGGGGCAACCCTTTGCTGCTACCTCCCCGTGTCCTATGATGCGGACTTTGGGGAATCGCCGATGGAAATCCTTTACATAGGTTTCCAAAGCCAGCTTCTGTTCTTTGGTGCGTGTATCCTTCGTAGTCTTGCCATCGGCTGCCACGCCGCCGACATACACGATGTGTCGGCTGATTGAGTTGTAACCTTTGGCTCCGTTGGTAATCTCCCAAGGATCAACATTCGCATCCTCATTGTTGGCGACAAGGCGTTCCACCTCGCCGTCAAGATGTATCAGGTCGGTATATCCCACCTGCGACCAGCCACGCCCACCCTTGCATACAGGGTTAGTGTGCCATGCTCGTATCTCATCAGACGATACTTCACGGCCTGGTGGCGTGGCGGTGCAGTGAAGGACTAAATACTTCAGCTTCGCCATTAAGCGGTAGCCTTGTAGCCGCTTCTCATCACGACACCTGCGTCAGCCTTCTTGAACATACAGATGAAGTAGTGACGGAAGTTGACCTTGTTACGCTGATACTCGGGGTCGTTCTCGGCAGCACTCCAGTACATCTTGGTTGAACCTGTAGCCTTGAACACTCGCTTGGTGTAGAATGCGAACGAACACTGGAACTCACCTGCAGATGCAGTGGCACCAACGGCTTTCTTCTCACCGCCTGTAGTGTAATACGGGTTGTTGCCGAAGGTATAGATGTCGAAACCATACATACGGGCAACCGTACCCTCACCACGATTGATGTTGTACTGCTCCTTGAAATTCTGGTCTGCCTCCAAGAGGTCGTTCACATGGTCAGGACAAAGTACCAGACGGCGGCTGTCAACAGGCACCTTCAGATTGTCGAGGGCTCGCTTCATTGCCACAAGGTCGGCTGGGGTAAGTTTCAATCGGCCCGTTGCTTCGTCCCTTGCTCCCGTAGTAGTCAGCACAGGAGTCTTGGCGGTATGTGAAGTCGCACACAATGCGTGAGCCGCCTTGGCAAACTTACTGTCGTTGATGGCATTCGAATGGCTCTCCTTCACACGGGAAATCTTGTCATAACTGATTGCGTACAGCTCATCATCGGTGACAGGGGTGACCTTTGTCTGGAACTTGTCAAGGCTGATGGTGATGTCTGCATCATCCAGGTTCTGGAGAGGGATAGGATATGTGGTATTGTTCACCAATACATCAGGGTCAACACCCACATCAACCAGATGGATGACATCATTATCCACCAACGAGGAGTTGTCGGGGATACCGTCCAACCACGAACCCACAAGGAACTCGCGGAGGGCTTTCACCATCTCACCCGTCCAAATCTCCTTCAGCACACCAGCACGCATCACACCCGAAGGCATTGCAGTGCTGACAACGGCGGAAAGGGCATTCATACCAAGGGCTCCAGCCACAGGGCTAATGCCGACAACCGCACCGAACGCTGCTCCTGTAAATGCGTTGAACAGGAGAGCCATAAGCATTGAAATCATTGCTTTCATTGTCTTCTTGTTTTTATTGGTTTGTACTCTGTTAATCCTCAATCTCGCACTCGATGCCGTACTCTGCCTTGTAAAGACGCTTGTACTCGGCAACATTCTTCTCACGAAGTTCCAGGATCTTGTCTGCAGGAACCTCGCTCAGCTTCGAATAGGTTACGGGGGTGCCTGTAGGGGCTCCGCCCTGATGGCCGATTGTCTGGCTCAACTTAACCTGGGGAGTCATTGCCGCGAGAATGTTCTGCAACTCCTCAAGTCCGACCTTCTTGCCGAGCTCGACAAACTGCTCCTTCTTGTCGGCAGCCAGGCGTTTCTCACCGACAGCCTTGTCCACTGCATTGGTAATACGCTCGAGGGTGAGCGTGTCATTGTTCTTCTTGAGGTCTGCGTTCTCCGCCTTGGCGGTCTTCAACTCCTCAATGGCTGCATTGATAGCAGCCTCGTCTGCCGTCTCGGGCAAGCCTAACGATAAGGCTAATTTTTTCTGATCCATTTGCTCTGGGTTTTGAAAGTTGTTGTTATTAAGTAATGGCAAAGGACACTCTCCGTCCTTGCCGAGCGTGATACGCTTTCCGTCCTTTTGTAACACGATGGCATCGTCATTGGCACCGATATCCACAAGGGACACCTCAAAGAGTTTGCTCTTGGTGATGGTCGGGCAAGTCTGACCTTGCACAAGGTGCTGCTTGTCATCGCTGAGTTCCAGAATGTCGATGCCGACACTGACCATACGGAGGCTTCCGAACTCATACTGTTTCTTGCATCGCTTCGAGAGTTCCGAGGCGCAGTCGAACATCAGTTCTCCCGTCACTTCATCATTCTCAACCTTCAGGTCCTTAACATACCCGATGACTTGTCCGCGCTCGTGCTGATAAAGCAGTACAGGGTTTCGGCAGTACTGCTCGACATTCATGCCCGATGTCAGCACGCGCGTTCCGTAACTGTTCAGGCTGTCGTTTGAAATTCGTACTCGTTTGCTCATATATTTATTTTTTCAAATAAATGGAAAGGGGCGTTTTTGCCCGTTTGCGATGCAATATTAGCCCGTCTTTTTGACCCTGCCAAAATAGTGTGAAACGGTTGCACACTTCTATGAAACCATTGCACACTATTTTGGCAAACCCGCTGAAACACCGCAACTTTGCACCAGTTGTTCAACATTTAACTTTTCATATATGACAAAGGCAGAAATGGAAAAAAAGAAATCGTTGGCACGCTCTCTATACCTGGCAGGTATGGAGCAGACCGAGATTGCGGATAAGGTCGGGGTATCGCGTGTCACCGTATCAAAGTGGAGTACAGCCGATGGCTGGAAGGAGGCAAGAGCGGCAAAGCAGATTTCGCGCCCCGAGTTGGTAAACAAACTTCTGCTTACCATAGACACGCTCATCGAGCAGGTACACAAATCGGAGGACCCGACTATGATTGCAGGGCTCGGGGACAAGCTCGCCAAACTCTCATCGGTCATAGAGAAACTCGACAAGAAGGCTAACGTCGTGGATGCCATTGAGGTGTTTATGGCATTCTCCCGCTGGATGGAGTACCGTTCACAGACTGACCCCGAAATCACTCCCGAACTGCTCAAGGCTATCAACAAGTACCAGGACAAGTATCTCATCGAGTCGATGGGCGCAAATACATTGAAGTAGTATGGCTGGACTCAGTGAATTAAAGAAGAGTTATGCCGAATGGCAGGAACACTGCAAACGGGTCCAGTCCCTCACAGACCTGTCCTCATTGGTAAATGAAACGCCATCACAGAAGGACAAGCGTATCAGACGACTGCAGAAGGACTATGCCGCATTCTGCGAATACTACTTTCCGCACTTCCTGACCTTACGGGACAAGACTACGGGAGAGGTGATCCGAACCGTTCACAACGCACCGTTCCATAACAGTGCAGCACTCAAGGTCAAGAACACCCCGAACCTGAAGGCTGTATTCAAGTGGCCGCGAGGACACGCCAAGTCAACTCACTTTGACATATTCCTTCCCCTGTGGCTGATGTTCCAACCCAAGAGACTTATCAATGTGATGGTGGTTGTCGGCAAGTCCGAGGAGAGTGCCATCGGTCTGTTGTCCGACATCCAGGCAGAGCTGGAATTCAACCAGCGCATTATCGCCGACTTCGGGGAGCAGAAGGCTGTCGGCAACTGGCAGGAGGGGCAATTCGTCACGCAGTCCGATGTGGCGTTCTTTGCCCGTGGTCGCGGTCAGTCACCCCGTGGCTTGAGGTACAAGGAGGCACGACCTGACTACATCGTTATCGATGACTTGGATGATGATGAGCTTTGCCGCAACGAGAAGCGTGTTCACGATCTGACCGATTGGGTGAAAGAAGCCCTGTTCGGTGCGCTTGATGTGGGTCGTGGTCGCTTCATTATGGTGGGAAACCTCATATCCAAGAACTCGGTGCTGGCGAACATTGCAGCCACAAAGGGCGTGTATGTGTCCGAAATCAAGGCTGTTGACAAAGACGGCGAACCCGTATGGAAAGAGAAGTGGACCAAGGAGGAGGCTGAGGAGGCTGCAGCCTTTATGGGCTACCGTTCCTGGCAGAAGGAGATGATGCACAACCCTATCAAGGACGGAACCATCTTCCGCCACGAATGGATACGCTACAAGAAGGTACTGCCACTGCACAAGTACGAGATGCTTGTATGCTATACCGACCCTTCGTTCAAGTCCACGACAGCAAACGACTACAAGGCTTCACGCCTATGGGGAAAGATTGGCAACGAGCTCCACCTTATTGACTGCTATGTGCGCCAGGATACAGTCTCGGGAATGGTGCGATGGTTATACAACCTGCACGAGAGTGTGCCCGAAAATGTGTCCGTCCGATTCTTTATGGAGGCAAACTTCATGCAGGACATCATTCTGGATGAGTTCACCACCGAAGGCAACATACGCGGATATCAGCTGCCCATCCTCCCTGACAAACGGAAGAAGCCCGAGAAGATACAGCGTATCGAAGCGATATCCCCGTTGTGGGAACGCGGTTTCGTATTCTATAACGAAGCTCTGAAGGACACTCCAGATATGCAGGTGGGCATAGAACAGACACTCGCCCTGGAGCGTGGCAGCCGTGTTCACGATGATGCGCCCGATGCAGACGAAGGGGCTATATGGTACCTGCAGCGCAATACAAGACAAGAGAGTTTCAAACCGATGTTCGGGGCCCGCCCGACATCTAAAAATATATGGTAGTATGATTCAGTTTATCAAGAGACTTATTTTCGCTTGGAAGTACAAGCGTGCCGTAAAGAAGGCTATCAAACTCGCAAAGCTCACAGGCTTGCGGTATTTCGTGGTGTATATGAACGGAAGTCTGAAGGTCGCGCCCAAAAAGACCTTCAAGGAACTCATCGCCAAGAAACGGTTCCGCAGGGGTACGACCATACAGGACATTGAGAAGTCCGCCCTGTTCATAACCAAATAGGAAGGAGGCCGTATGTTCATCACAGAGGAAGACTACAAGGTTGTCATAGGGGACGCCGCACTCAAGGTCATCACCCAGACGGACGAAGCGAACCGCACCAATGCGGAAGCGGAAGCCATCGAGGAGATGTCGGGGTACCTGCGACCCAAATATGACTGCGCTGCAGCATTCGCTACAGAGGGCGAACAGCGCAACCGCCAACTGGTAATGTACGCCTGTGACATTGCACTCTACCACATGGTATCGGCGATGCCGCAGAAAATGGGTTCAGAGATACGAAAGGAACGATACGAGCGTGCCATCAAATGGCTGGAAGGGGTACAGGCTGGAAAGATTATCCCAGACCTGCCACTCGCCACAGACGGGGAGGGCAACACCTCGGGAGGCACGACACTGTTCAGTTCACAACCACAACTTCATCACACCTGGTAACTATGGGATTCAAGGATTCAATTATGGGCTTCTCCCCAAAGCCTGACAACATCATACACACGCCCCATGGGGACTTTATCCTTGCAAAAGGGGACAAGAGGAACGTGCGGAAGGTCATCATCGACCTGCAGAAGACTACCGATGCACTGACCCGTCAGGATATGCAGGATTGGCGCCATGCCTGGCAGCTGGCTATCAATGTGGATAACCCCAACAGGCAACGCCTTTATGACATCTACCGCGATGCGCTCGTGGATCTTCACCTGTCGGGCTGTATCGAGCAGCGAAAGGGATTCGTAATGTCACGCTCGTTCAAACTGGTCGATGCCAAAGGAAAGGAGAACGAGGAAGCGAAACACTTCTTTGAGCAGTCCTGGTTCAAGCAGCTGCTCAAGTATGCGCTCGACTCCATTTATTGGGGACACTCGCTCATTGAGCTGGGCGACATCACGACTGACGGGGACGGCTGTATCTGCTACAGCGGGGTAACCCTGTTGCCACGAAAGCACGTCATTCCCGAATATGGGCGCGTGGTACCACAGCTCGGCATGGACTGGACTTCTGGAACGGAGTACCGAGAGCCGCCGTTCACGGACTGGCTCATCGAGGCTGGTCTGCCCGATGATTTGGGACTGCTCCTCAAGGCTGCCACACAGACCATCGCCAAGAAGAATATGCTCGCCTTCTGGGATACCTTCGGAGAGATCTTCGGTATGCCTATGCGTATTGCCAGGACAACATCCCGAGACCCGAAGGAACACGCCCAGCTGATGAGTATGCTTGACGCTTCAGGAACAAAGCTCTCCATGGTGACAACCACCGAAACGGAGATAGAGTTCAAGGAGACCGCCAAAGGCGATGCCTACAATGTATATAACCAGCGTGTGGACCGTGCCAACTCGGAGCTCTCAAAGCTCATCATCGGTCAGACAATGACCATCGAGGACGGCAGCAGCCTCTCACAATCACAGACGCACCTCGAGGTGTTCGAGAACCTGGTGGAGAGTGACCGCGACATGCTGCGCGACATCGTGAACAACCAGCTCATACCTCGTATGGTGAAGCACGGTTTCCCCATCAAGGGACTTCGCTTCGAATGGGACGATGCGGTGGACTATACTCCCGAGCAGCAGGTGGCATACGAGACTATGATTGCGGACCGCTATGAGGTGGACCCGATATACTTTGCCGAGAAGTACAGTATGCCTGTAGGGGAACGCCGCCAGGCGACACCCGTCGCCCCTGCTCCTGATGACAACGATGATAAAGGCAACGACCCGACAGGGGGAGACGAAGACGGCAACAAGCCGAAAGGCAAGCAAAAGAACGCCCACCGTTTTTTCGACTAAGCCCCACTGACTATGTGGGGCTGCACCAAAGGTATGCAACACTGCTTGAGGGGCAACCGCTTGACTTTATCGCTGGGCGTAAGGAGGAAGAGGAGAAGATACGCACCCAACTGTCGGAGCTCTTTGACGGGATGATGCAAACGCTGTTCCGTCAGCAGGGGGCTCACCTCGACATAGAGGTTCTGGAGACTCCCAAAATGCAGGAGTTCATAGAAGCACACGCTTCGGTGCTGGACTCGTCTTTCGAGAAGGTGAAGATGTCCGACCTTATGCGCCGTAGGCTCACACGCTCAAACTATATCTTCTCGGGAATGAAGACCTTCCACGAGCTGAACGAGGCGTTCCCCTCCCTGCTCGACGAGGACGGCAGCCGAAAACCGTTCGAACGCTTTTTGAACGATGTTCGAAAGATAGACGAGAAGTACAACGGCAACTATCTGCGTGCGGAGTACAACTTCGTGGTCTCCTCGGCTGAAATGGCTGCCCGATGGGAGGGTTTTATGGAAGACGGGGACCGTTACCACCTCCAGTACAGAACTGCCAACGACGGCAAGGTACGCCCCGAACACGCCGCGATGCACGGGATAACGCTCCCGCCTTCAGACTCGTTCTGGGAGGAGTTCTACCCACCCAACGGCTGGAACTGCCGATGCACGGTCATACAGGTACGCAAGTCAAAGCACCCTGCAACTGACCACGAGGAGGCTATGGCACTCGGAGAACTCGCCACAGGCAGGGACTCCAAAGGCATCTTCCGTTTCAATCCTGGCAAAGAGGGAAAGAGCGTGCCCGACTACAACCCCTACACGATACGCAAGTGCAAGAGCTGCGACATCGCCAAGGGCAAACTGAATACCGCAAAGCCGTTCATTCCAGAGAATGAGATGTGTGCTGCGTGCAAGCTCATTAGGGCACAGATGGAGGACAACATCGGAGCATCAAGGCGAATAGTCAGATACAACGAGGAGGAATGGGAAAGAACTTATATCTCCCCTAATGACAACGGGCTTGTCGCCACACAGTGGGAGCGCATCGCCGAATCGGAGGCAAGCAACTCCGAGCGTCAGAAGTTCGTCAAGGAGATGCGCATGTGCAAGGTGTTGGCCGATAACGGACACGATGTGGAATATCTGCAGGGAGTAAACCGCCCAGCTGGTCAGACATACGACATCCGTATGGACGGCATAAAAGCCGACTTGAAGTGTATTACTGGCGGTGCTGGCAATATAGTCAAGTACATAAAAAAGGCCTTGACGAAGCAAGGCGGTGAAGCGGTTATTCTGGAACTTCCGAATAGTCCTGGTGTAGAGTTCTACGAGGCATTGGCTGAAGCAAGAAGAAAATGCAGAGGCCGTATTTTATTCTACATTCAGGATGACAATGTCCTGAAAGAGGTAAAATAAAAATGGGACACCCATCGATGCCCCGTTGGCGGTACACGGTCACTGACCCTGTCCCTACACATTGCTGTGCACTGCAAAGATACAAACATTTTTTCAAATCCAAGCAATATGAACAAAATTATTTCATTTCTGAAAGAAAGCAACCGCTACAAACACCTTATCGGAGGCTTCTTTGTAGGGTTGCTTGCCTTGACACCCTGGACCGCTATTTATGCGGCTGCAGTAGCTGCTTCTTGCCTTGAACTCAAAGACAAGCTCAAAGGCTGCTACTGGGACTGGCTTGACTGGATCCTGACTGTTGTCGGCGGTGGAATTGCTGCCATTTTTTGGTTGTTCATGTAGCCGACATTCTCGGAGTTCGTGTTTATTCAGTACCTTTGTAGCCGAATTGGTGGAGTTCCCCATAAGCCGTGTGGTTTATCGTGGCAACAACAACGCGAACTCGAATGGCGGTGTGTCGTACGCGAATGCGAATAACGATGCTTCGAACTCGAACGCGAATAACGGGTCGCGCCTGGCAAACAACCAAAGAATAAATATCGGCGTACAACACCGAGGACGTGTCCTCAGCGTCGTGCCGAGGGGAGCAAGCCACAGCAACAGCAGTCACTGACTGGAAAGCTGAAAAATTGAATGGACGGGTAGAGTTTGGTAGGTCCTGACGGATTCGAAGAACTTAGGCCCAAGGAAGGAAGGCTAATGCCTAAAACTATCAGTATGCGAAGAGAAGGTTACATCATCGAGGAGATTGTGGACTACTCCAATATGGCGGAGTCGTTCAACCAGGTACTCCGTGGCAAAAAGCGGAAACGCTGTCGCCAGGGGCGTTATCTTCTTGCGCATCGGGAGGAGGTCATTCAGGAACTGACCAAACAGATTGCCGACGGGTCATTCCGTGTCAGCGGTTATCGCGAGAGGGAGATAATGGAGGGTGGCAAACTCCGCCGTATCCAAGTCCTCACAATGAAAGACCGCATCGCCGTACACGCCATAATGGCCGTGGTGGATAGGCATCTGAAGAAGCGGTTCATACGAACTACCTCCGCAAGCATCGAGGGACGAGGAATGCACGACCTTATGAAGTACATTCGCCAAGACCTCAAAGAAGATCCTGAAGGAACAAGGTACTGCTACAAGTTCGACATCTCAAAGTTCTATGAGAATGTGAAGCAGGACTTCGTTATGTACTGCGTCCGCAGGGTGTTCAAAGACAAGACGCTCATCAGCCTACTCGACAGCTTTGTCCGTATGATGCCTGAAGGTATCAGCATCGGGCTACGCTCATCACAAGGCTTGGGCAACCTCTTGTTGTCTGTGTATTTAGACCATTATCTGAAGGACAGGTACGGAGTCCGTCATTTCTACCGCTATTGTGATGACGGTGTCGTACTCGGTAACGCGAAATCGGAATTGTGGAAGATTCGTGATGTTGTCCACGAGCAGTTGGAACAGATAGACCTCAAGGTGAAAGCCAATGAGCGTGTGTTCCCAGTGGACGAGGGCATTGACTTCCTGGGATATGTCATCTATCCCGACCATGTGCGACTACGCAAGCGCATTAAGCAGAAGTTCGCCCGAAAGATGCACGAGGTAAAAAGTAGAAAAAGGCGGCGTGTTTTGATAGCAAGCTTCTACGGAATGGCAAAGCACGCCAACTGTATAATGTTGTTTAATAAATTAACAGGCAAAGAAATGAAATCATTTAAGGATTTGAATGTCGCTTACAAGCCCGAAGACGGCAAGAAGCGATTTGCGGGTGCGGTGGTAAGCATCCGCGAGTTGGTGAACCTGCCCATCGTAGTAAAAGACTTCGAGACTGGAGTGAAGACCAGTCAGGGTGAAGACCGCTGTGTCGTTGCCATCGAGGTGAACGGTGAGCAGAAGAAGTTCTTCACCAATTCGGAGGAGATGAAGAACATCCTCCAACAAGTGAGTGAAATGCCCGATGGCTTCCCTTTCGAAACCACCATCAAGTCGGAGACCTTCGGCAAAGGTAGAACAAAGTACGTCTTCACTTAGACGCACGCAACATTTCAATGTATGAGAAGAATTGAAGGCTCTGCAGGGGTCAAACTGATAGAATGTACACACCCTGCAAAAAACAGATGGCATATCCGTTGGGATGTGCAGGAGAACGAGGACGGCTCGGCTACCTACATGGAGGAGGAGTTCAACCACCGACCTACTGAAGACGAGATAAAGAAGACCGTTGTCGACTGGATCAACGCCCAGACGGACGAGGCTATATTGTCAGGCTTCGAGTGGAACGGCATGCGTGTATGGTTGTCTGGAGAGAACCAGTTCAACTATAAGGCAGCGCACGACCTCGCACACCAAATGCCTGAAGCAGCCCTGCCTGTAAAGTTCAAGTTCGGCACGGACGATGAACCTTGCTATCACACATTCCAGACCGTGGAAGAACTGACGGACTTCTATGTGCAATCAATCAAGTATATTCAGGGGAAGCTGGATGTCGGTTGGGACAAAAAGGACGCTTTCAGTTTGGACTCATACCGAGTGTAGAACAACCCTTCGGGGGGGGTAATAAAAAAGCCCCCAGCCTGTTAATCAGTCGTCTCACTTACTTATTAACACAACTACCATTCCTGGCATGGCTGGGGGCATAGACCCTTTTGCCACCAAGAATGGTAATTTTTTATGTGTGTGCCGAAGCACATAAATAAGTGAGACGGTGCAAAGATAGTAATTTTTAGGCTAATGAAAGTAATTGAGATACTAAATTTGAATAAGGAACTACTGAAAAAGTTCCAAACGGCAGGCATAAGAATGGAAGATGTGCAATATATCGACCTGTTTAACGAGTATCTGGCATTGGTTACTCAAGGTGAAAAGGTGTCGTATATTGTGGCCACACTTGCCGACAAGTACGCCGTCAGCGAACGCAAGGTGTACGACCTGATTAAACGCTTCAAAAGCGACTGCAATCTGCTTGCAGTGTAATCTGCAGGGCTATGCCGTAAGCTTCGGAATTGCCGTACTACCTTTGCATACCATTTCAAATGTACGGCTATGAACAAGTATCATCAAATCCTGCACAAGGTGCTTGCATCGGGCAAGAACCAGACGAACAAGAAGGGGAACATCCGCTACTTGCTCAACGAACAACTGTCATTAACGCCAGCCGACCTGCTCGACATCTTCGAGGGGCACGGCATAGCACGCAAGAAGCTCCGCTCCGAACTCCAGCTGTTTATGCAAGGGGAGCGCAATGTGGAGAAGTACCGCGATGCTGGTATCAACTGGTGGGACTACTGCGGTTCCATCCTCGTAAACTCTTATCCAACCTACTTCGAGAAGCTGCCGCCTCTCATCGAGAAAATCAACAGAGAGCAACGAAGCAGCAAGAACTATGTGCTGTTCCTCGGGGCGACAAACGCCGAGAGCAACCAGGCACCCTGCTTGAGTCTGGTACAGTTCCAGATCGACGAGGGCGAACTGGTGGTGTCAGCATACCAGCGCAGCTCCGATGCCAACCTCGGACTCCCTGCAGATATTTACCACCTCTACCTTATGGCACGACAGATAGACCTGCCTTTGAAATCAATCACGCTGTTCCTTGGTAATGTTCACATATACCAAAACAACATAGAGAAGACCGAGTCGCTGCTGGGAGGCAACGACAATGTAAAATTTGAATTAAACACATAAATGAGAAAAAACTATCTGTCAGCCCCACTGCCATTCGTGGGGCAAAAGCGTATGTTCGCACGCGAATTCATCAAGGTTCTTGAGCAATATCCCGAAGACACCGTTTTTGTGGATCTGTTCGGCGGTTCGGGCTTGTTGTCCCACATCGCCAAGTGCCAGAAGCCAAATGCCACCGTCGTATATAATGACTTCGACAACTACCGCCTTCGCCTGGAGAACATACCCCGAACCAATGTCCTACTCGCTGACCTGCGTGCCATCGTGGGCGATATGCCGAAACACAGCTGCATCAAAGGGGAGAAGCGAGACCTCATATTTGCCCGTCTGGAACAGGAAGAGCGAGAGTATGGTTATATAGACTTCATCACCGTATCCTCCGCTCTTATGTTCTCGATGAAGTACAAACTGAGCATTCCCGAAATGAAAAAGGAGGCCCTCTACAACAACATACGCAAGGCGGACTATCCTCCATCGGCGGACTACCTCGAGGGTATCACCATCGTCTCGGCTGACTACAAGGAGGTATTCAGGCAGTACAAGGACACCCCGAACGTGGTGTTCCTGGTTGACCCGCCATACTTGAGTACCGAGGTCGGGACATACAGCATGTATTGGAAACTGGCGGACTACCTCGATGTGCTTACCATCCTGGCAGGACATCAGTTCATTTACTTCACCTCAAACAAGTCCTCCATCGTAGAACTCTGCGACTGGCTCGGCAAGAACCCGACCGTGGGCAACCCGTTCAAGAACTGCCGCAAGGTGGAATTCAACGCAACAATGAACTACAATGCCCACTATACGGATATGATGTTCTACACCCAGAAGGAAGAACAACATCGCATCGCCGCCTAAAGGCGTTTTAACGCCGTTCTAACACAACAAAAAGAGCGTCCCAAGCAAATAGCCAAGGACGCTCTTTTCGTGTGGATATGGGCTAAATATGCCGCACACCGCGCAACCTGTAAACCTCTACGCTTTCCACAATCTCCTCGTGGTCGTGATTCGTGTAGGTTTCCGCCAAATGCAGGGCGTGGAACTTCTCTCCAGCAAGCCCATCGATGACCTTCTGTATCTTCTCTGAATAGTCGAATACTGCCAACGCTGCATCCTGGTCTGAACTGCCGTCTGCAGCAGAACCTTTCCAGTCGGTCACGATGTGAAGCTTCACAAGTCCAGTGCCACGCTGGGTCTTGCCACCCGTAGTCTGCTCCCAGGTTATCGGGCAAATCTCGATAAATACTGCAGGGCGTTCCCAAGCCTCCTCCTGCTCGATGAACTCCACATTGCGGTTCCACAAGTCTATGTGCTTAATCTCTCCATCGCCTATGCTTCTCAACTTCTCGCACAGGGCTTTGTATAACTCTGTTCTCATACATTGAAATCGTGATTGAAATACTCTGTCAAATTCTCCTCTATAATCTCACGCACCGACTGCTCAACTTCGGGGGAGTGCCCCAGGAACTGACGGCGCGGGATCTTGATTGTGCTGCCGACCGTCATCAGAGCGAGGTGCTTCCAGAACTCGGCTTCAGCACTCAACTGGATGGTGCGCTTGTCGTTTCTCCGCTCCCCGTTCTTCTTTCGTCCGAATGAACCTGTGGAGGAGTAATACTTCGCCCAGAAGAACCGCTTCATCTTGGCGGTAACTGTTATCTCTCCACCCTCATTGTGGATTTCCGCGTGCGGTTCGTCCGAATAGAAAGTGATGCTGCTGTCTGTGGACTTACTGCGTATGCTCTTACGGAGACCGCCCGTATCAATCAAAATGGAGCCGCCAGGACGAGTCGGGCTCTTGCGCCTCTGCCATGCTTCCGAGAAGAAGCCCTGCCGCTCAAAATTGCGGTCAAACTCATCTGACAACTCCACCCGAATATCTTTGAGGATATTGCGGAAAACCTGTTTCATGTCATTGTTCGCCATAGTCAAAATCTAAAAACATCTGCACATCACCTGGCACCTCATTTTTAGGCTCACACGAGGCGTGAAGTATGTTGTAGAAGGTTCGTTCGGATATACCATAAACAGGATATACGAACCTGCGCCATATTTCGCGGTTAGGAAGCCCGCGTTTGGCATGCTCATCGTATATCCTATTTATATCTGTCACTCTCTTTTGATAACTTACTCCACGCCTCTTGGCCATAGGTTAGTTCTGATTATCGGTTTACACGTTTAGGGGCTGAAGGGTTGTATGGACGTATGTCATAAGTGATTTTTGCACTGACTGTCACACGCCCAGTTCCGCCGCATTGGTCACATACCCATTCCTCCCCTGTATGGGGATCTCGCTCAATGCCTGTGCCGCGACACTTGCGGCACAGGGCTACTTTCGGTTGTTTTTCTACTTCCTGGATCATATCTTCAACTTTTAGGATTCTGTCATACCAAGCGGGATAGGTTTCCACATCCCGTTCTCGTTCTTGATTTCCGCACGGATGAACTTCTTGCTCACCTCGGGTTGATAACTCTCCTCGATGATGCGTACACCTTCAAGGAATCGTTCATCCCCAGTATCCTGCGCAACCTTTCGGAGCTGGACTATTCGGCTTGCCTTCAGTGTTCCTTTGGCATCACGAGCCAACAGACGGAACACCATGTTCACCAATGCCTCGGTCTTCTCATCATTGGCAAGGCTGGAGATGTACTCCTTCACAATGGCAATACCATCTTCAACTGTATCACGGTACCCATCGGTCACATACACACCAATGGTGATGCGTTTGTTGCCTTCGCTGTTGGTGAAGGTGTGGCTGCGCTGATCATCCTTGACCTTCGTCTTGAACAACTCGCTCTTCATCTCAAGTATGGTCTTGAAGTTATCCATTACCTGAGCCTTGCTGTTCTTGATGTCTCCGCTTATCGCCAACAGGATAGGAATACAACGCTCTATCTCCTCATCAACGAGGTCGCGGTACTGCTCACGCTCTGCCTGTGCCTTGGCTTCAGCAGCCTTTTTTTCTTGGTCTCTTTTGAAGGCAGCGAATTGTGCTTGCTCTTCAGCCGTCATTTCAACGGTGGTGGTTTTGTTCTCGTTCATAGTGACAATAATTGTTAGTTCATCTTCTCAAGTACTTCTTTCATTGCCGAAGTTGTCGCCTCCTTCTCGTTATACAGAGCATGGAAAAAGGCAAGGAACAACTCCAGGGCTGTGTCTGTCATTATCTTTACAAATACTACAGGTGCCAAAATGCACACTTTGGTAAAATTGACGATGTATCCGCCTACTGCTTTCAAATTCTGTTTCATTGTCTTAAATTTTATTGGTTGTCATTTTCGTAATCCTGCATCTCGCAATAGTCATCGATTGACATTGCTTCGTATTGGGCGTATGCCCAGTCTGCGAGTTCGCTGAAGAACTGTGCAGCTTCGTCCCGTTCCATACCGAGGGACGCTTCGGTTGCCTGTTGCTTCAGGGCTTTCAGTTTATTGTCCATAGTCTTAACATAAATGGGGGTTACCGCCTATCGGGATGAGGTAGGTAATCTCGCCCGTTGGTTGAACTTCCTTTTTCTGTTTCAGTCCCCCTTTGCGCTGGATGGCACGAAGCTTCTCCGCAAGCGCATCGAGTTCTTCAATGGTCAGGCGTCCGAAGACCTTGCCTGAAATTCGCGGATCTTGGCAGAAGGCATTGATACGCGTCCAGTCGGTAGTATCAATTCCCAACTTCTGCATCAGCTTCAGACAAAGGCTGCGTTTCTTTTTCTGCTCATCTTTGCGACCTGTCAAACGCTCAATAGCCTCACAACAGGCTTCATACTCTGTCCTGGTCATTTCTCGGAGGCTGTCGGTTCTGTTCCAGGTCCACTGCCTCACGAGGTCACGCTTCATATCTTCTCGATCACCACTACATGGCAACAGATTGAACGATGCATAAAAGCGTGCGAAATTGGTTACCTCCTGTGCCATAACTTTACATTGCTTTTACTTGATCCTCTACTGTAACCACAGCCCCAGCAACAAACATTGCAAGCATCTCTTGTGGTGTTACCCCCAGCGAGGCAAACGAATCACTTTTCAATATCACATCTTCCGAGGTCATAACTTCCCAAGCTTTCTCCACCTCGTCCCTGTCGTGGGAACTCGTTCCAAGCAGGAAGAGGACATTGTCATAATCCTTACGGTCAAATTCAAAGACCACTCTTACTTTCTGATTGTCTGCCATAATCATTCTCCTTTCGATAATTGAAATCTTGTTGCTGTTACTTGCTTGTTGCACTCAGGGCAACATTCGCCTCCGTGCTTCACTGGGTGTGGGTTGTGTCCGTAACCTGAATGTATCTCGCCACAGATGCAGCACACATATTCACGGCTTGCTTTCTGTCCCTCGAACATCACCTTGATACCACAACTGCTTGCCACATCAAACTCCAGCTTCGCGCCCTTTGAGAGTTCCCAGCCGTTGAGCATATAGATGTAGTCACAGCCCACGAGCAAAGCAATGTCCGCCTTCATGTGCGCCATCCAATGGGCATCTGCAGGAACACCATTCTCAAATGGGTTCACCGGCTCAAAGCCCTGTTCCTTCAATCGGAGAGCAGCTGCTTCAAAGGTAGCCCGTCGCTCTTCCATTCCGTAGTGGGCTATCGCACCACTGATGTAAACTTTCTTCTTCATCTCACTCTATTGTTAGTTGAACATTAAAATTGAATTCCTTACATAGTCGCCTTATCTGAATGACCTTCCAAGGGTCTTTGTCATAGGCGAAGTATATCTCTCTCGCTTTGGTGTCGCATCGTATGCCTTTCTTGCGCAACCTATACAGGAGGTTGGTCCTCCGCTTCAGTCTCTTGTCCATTTGATGTGGTATTATACACTTCAACTGCCTTCTCCTCCCAGATGGTGTAGTACGCACCTACTTGACCAGCATATCTACCTTCACAAAATGCTCGAAAGCCCAATGTGCGAACCTTAACCCCAGCCTTATATTTCAATCGTATTGCAGGTTTACCGAGAGGCTTACCTTTGTCCTCTTGGCTGATGAAGATGAAGGTCTTCTTCGGGAAGCGGTCTATCAGTTCCGCTGTTAGTCTATATTCCCAGCCAGCTTCAAATGCGAACTGATAACTATCCACGATGATAAACTTGGCGCTCTTAGGCTTTGCAAGTCGTTTGCCCAAGTCTTCTATATCGCCATCAGTTATGATGCGGAATGAACCTTGAACCTCGTTCATCTTGAACTCATTCAATCGCTTTTGCATTGAAAGTCCAACACCTTCCTCAAGTGAGACATACAGCACGGGACCGATACCACAAAGCATCTTGGCAAGCTGCATCACAAAGGAACTCTTTCCGCTGGCACTGGGACCAGAGACAAACCAAGTGTCGCCCTGTTCTGGCTCACCGAACACCTCTTTCCACTTGCCTGTAAACGGTAGCACCTTGTGGTTGATACTCGCAACATCCTTTGGGCTGTATGCTCTCTTTGCCATCGTTACGCCATTTTAAGTTTCTCAATCTCTGTATATACTCGGCGAAGTCCTCCGTTTGTCTTGCGCACAAGGGTAGCGATATCGGTACCTGCTGGGGCATTCACCTTCGCCACGGCACAAGCCTGGTCCTTCAGGAACTTCTCACGCTCCTTGCCATCATCGGGTGTCACCTTGCTGTATCTGTCACCGTAACGGCTCAACATCTCGGTGTAGCCCACCTTCTGGTGCTCTATCGAGCGTTCAATCTTCGCCTTCAGGCCATCGGCACCCATCATATACCAGGCGCAACATCTCTCGGTAGCGTTCCACAAGGCTTTGAGCTCAAGGAACGCCTCATACTGAAGGTCGCCAGCTTCATCAAGAATGATAAGGGGAGTTTCGATAGAACGGAGGTAGTACACAAGATCCTCGTAAACATCGCCGTATCTGCCGTTGCTGTTCACGCCAAACTCACTGGCTATCTTACGCACCAGCTTCAGCTTTGTCTTCACCTGTGAGCAGTCCACATAGATTGCGTTACGGTGTCCTTGTACATAGTAGCGTGCGGTGAAGGTCTTGCCGATATTCGGTATATCGCAAAGGATAGCACTCAAGCCGCTCTGCTGACAAGCCTCCAACTGTATAGTGATAAAGTCGAAGGTGGCAGTCTTGGCAGCTTTCCACTCCATACCGCCTCGGAGGTTTACACCCAGACGGCGTGCGATGGTTATCCAGTTGGCATCGCTCAACGCCTTGTCGGTCTGACCGTTCTTGATGGCACTGTAAACCGAGGTAGAGATACCCAACGAAGCAGCGTGCTTCGCATCGCTCGGGTAGTTTGCACGGTTGGCTGCTATCGCCTCCAATATCCGTTTCTTGTTGTCTGCTGTAATCATTGTCTCAAACTTATTTTAATGTTATTCTAATGCTGTTCTAAAGGGATTCCAACGCACTTGGGACGTGGTAAGTAACCGCCTCTTCTGGTTCGCCCAGTGTCGGGAGTTCCAGAGCTTCAACCGCCACCTCGATAGGCTGCTCCACCTTTGCCACCCCTACAGGGACAATGGCATTGCGGTTCACATAGCCGTTGAAGTCCGCTATCTTCTTCTGCTGGGCAACGAATATCTCCCTGTCCTCATCCGTCTGTTCGGCATCGGCTGTGTTGAAAGTGCCGACATCCTCGAGCTTGTCAATCAGGCGGTCACTCTGGAAGATATACACATCGGTCACCTCACCCTCATCATTGGTCAGATAATAGGCATCCACCTTCCAGTTGTTGGGTTCCAGTTTTTCAATGACCTCGGTCTTGCTCAACCACCAGTCCTTATAAGCCACCTTGCAGTAGCTGTTACGGCGTATGGTTGTCGGTACCCGTTCACCTATGAAGCGTGCCCATACAGACTTATCCATTGGCTGGAGGGTCGGGTTCATATTCGCCTCAAGAACCTGCCAGCGTGTCATACCTGGATACTTCTTCTGGTTAGGGTGCAGGGAGTGGTTGAACTCCTGAATGTCGCGCATATCGTCAGCGATCAATTCATCCCAGGTGTAATACTGCTTATCCTCGTAGGTGTCGTTTGCCGCATCAAACACCTTCTTCGACTCGGTACGGTAGGCACGGCCTTTGGCATAGAAGCGACCAATACCGAGGTGGTTCTTGTGCTCAATGCTACGCTTCTTCGCTCCGTTCAAAGGCTCGGCATACTTCTCCTGCGAGTTCATAGGAGCACAGAAGCGGACGAACGGGAACAACACTCCAGCCTTGAGGAAGCTGTCACGCCATTGGCTCATAAGGTGGTTCTCAACCTCCACCTGTGCAGGACAACCCCAACCGTGGCGTTCTATCAATCGGAACATCGAGCGGAAGCAGTCCGTCACAAGGTCCACATTCTTGTAGCGGTTGTAGGCAAAGCCCACCACGCACTGGCTCGCCACATCGTAGGCGTAGTATGCTTTCGGGCGGATCTTTGTGTCTGCCAACTTACGGGGAAGGTCGCGGTCATCGAATGACACCTTCGAGAATGAGAACTCAGGAGCGTGGCGGTGAACGTGTGGCATCTGCTCGTGCATAAAGGTCGTGTACGACATCTGTTTCTGGTCTATCAGCACACGGTTCTTCGGCATATTCAGATAGTTCGTGATGGTGCTTTCGCTGAGTGACATTGGTTCGCCGTTTTTGTCGGTCCACTCATCAGGATTGAGAAGCTCGCCTGTCTCGTAGTCCCACACCTCCAGTTCGCCGCATACGAAAGAGTTGTACATCTCCCAGACGCTGGTGTTGAACGGCTTGTTGGGGAGTACCGCAATCGAAAGGATAAGACGCTCGGTCTTGTGGTCAACCTTACGGCGGCTCTGGTTGCCGAACTTGCCACTGATAAGGCAAGCATAGCCCTGTGCCTGGTACTCGTTCACCTTCTTGCGGAAACGGAGCATACTTGTGGGCAGGGTGTGGTTGGTCTTCATTCTGTAACCTTCCACCGCCTGGGACATCATCGACCAGTCGTATTTCAGTCCCATAGTCTTGTGTATCGCCTTGGCGTTGTTGTATAAGCGAATGCAAGCATTCAGCACACTGGCGTTGGCAACATACTCGGCTACATGGGCATCGGTGGCATGGTCGTGTCCACACATGTTTCTCCAGTCAGCAAAATAGGCAACGGCAGCCTGGTCTATCTCATAGTTGGCATCCAGCCACGCAAGCAGCACCTCAAGAGACGGGTCGGGATACAAGGCTTTCACCTTATCCTTGTAGGTATCAGGGAGGCTGCTTACGGATACAAGGGCGTAGTTATTACTTGAGCCACCACCACGGCGTACCACATCGATGCGACCACGCGCTGCGAGTTGCTTATAGTTCGGAGTTGACATAATGCCCCCGTCTATAAGCTCACGCGCCGAAATGCAAAGTGTATTACCGTAGTATTCCATAAAGCCCTCCTTATCTCAAGGTCATCGCCCAGTTTTGGATTCCCTCAATATCCGACCAGAAAAGATTCTCATAATGTCTCACACACTTGCCATGGATATAGACATCACCGTCTCCATTGTTCTTGTTGAACTCCAACATTGCCCCATTTGGCAAATACTGACGCATATAGTTGTCGTGGTCATGGAGTGTTTCCAGGGCTGGAATCACATTCATCAAAATCCCGTAATTCTCGTAGGCTGCCTTGCGGATCTTCTTTGCCAAATCCGAATTGCCCTTCCTTTCGTCAAATTGGAGTGCATAAAACACCATTCGCTCAGTACAGCCGAAAATCTTCATCAGCTTCTGACGCGTTTCCTTGGTTACATGAATGTACTGTTTCATATCTCAC